TGGCGGCACTTCGCCCCGGGCTTCGGCTCGGGGCTTTTTGAAGGCGTCCAATGAGTTCAGCCCTCGACCTGATTCAGTCGTCCATGCGGCTTGCCGGCATCCTGGCAAGCGGCGAAACGCCGACCGCTGATGAGGCGACCGATGGACTGAAGTCATTGAACGACATCTTGGAGAACTGGTCGCTCGAAAACCTGACCGTATGGCAGGCCGACAATGAGCAGTTTGCGTTGACGCCTGGTGTGGCGACCTACACCATCGGCCCGGGTGGCGATTTCAACGCGACTCGACCTGTCCGCATCGGGCTGTCGTTCACCCGCTTGAACGGCGCAGACTTTGCCCTTGAGCAGTGGAGTCTGGACGAGTACAACTGCGTTCCGGTTAAAGACATCGGCGGCATCCCGGAGCGGTATGTCTACCTGAATGAGTACCCGCTCGGGCAGATCATCCTGTACCCGGTGCCTGCCGCTGCGAGCACGCTGTTTCTAAACACCGACCGGGTGCTTGCGTTCCCCCTGACGCTGGCGACCACGCTATCTTTCCCCCCAGGCTACGAACGGGCGCTGCGGTACGCGCTGGCGATCAATCTGGCCCCTGAATACGGGGTTGGTATTCCACCGGCAGTCGCTGCAATCGCCGCTGCATCGAAAGGTGACATCAAGCGAGCAAACCGGAAGCGGGTTGTGTCTGCCTACGATCAGACCCTCCTAGGTCAGCCGGCGTTCGCCTACTGGCAACGGGGTTTTTAGCGTGCCGCTCGTCCCCTACGAAGGGTTTATTGGCGGCGCCTACACGGCGCGGTCTACGAATTTCGACGCCGAGACGTGCCTGAACCTGTACCCTGAGACTGCTGTTGTCGGTTCAGCCAAGAGCGTGGCCGCGCTGTATGGGACGCCTGGGTTGCAGCTATGGGCCACGCCTGCCGGGACCAATGGCGTGCGCGGCATGATCCGGTTCAACTCGTCAACGGCGTTTGTCGTGGTGGGCGATACCGTGTCGCGGCTTGCTGCTGACGGGTCATCGGTCGTCATTGGACTGGTGACGAACGGCAACAACCCGGTGAGCATGGCGAGCAACGGCATCAACGTCGTGATTGCCACAAACCCGGACATGTTCATCATCGACCCGATCCTGAACACGGTGACGGCGGTCGTTGACCCTGATTTCCTCGGCGCGGGGCAGGTGAGCTTTTTGTCGGGCTACTTTGTGTGGAACGTCCCGAACACCGGGCGCACGCAGTACAGCAACCTCTACAGCACGGACATTGAGCCGTTAAGTTTCTTTACAGCCGAAGCATCGCCAGACAACGGCGTCGGATCGATTGTCGATCACCTCGAATACTGGTATTTCAACGAAACCACGACCGAGGTCTACACGATCACCAGCGACCCCGACCAGCCGCTACAGCGCATCCAAGGCGCAGTGATTGAGCACGGTTGCGCTGCCGCGTATTCCATTGCCAAGATGGACAACACCATTTATTGGCTCGGAGCCGACGACAACGGCCGCGGGACGGTCTGGCGCGCGACTGGTGCTTATGAGCCGCAGCGGGTGTCAACTCCGGCCATTGAATACGCCATTTCGCAGACGGCCGACTTGTCCGGGGCGGTGGCCTGGACGTATCAGCAAGAGAGCCACCCGTTCTATGTGCTGAACGTTGGCGACCGGACGTGGTGTTTCGATCCATCCGTTGGCTTGTGGCATGAGCGGGCATGGCGAGATCCGGCAGATGGCACGCTGCACCGGCACCGGGCACAGTGTCAGATGGCGTTTGCGAATAAGACCATCGTCGGCGACTGGGCCAGCAACAAGCTGTATGTCCTTGACCTGAACACGTACACCGACAACGGCGACCAGATCGTGTCGCGTCGGACGGGTGCGTTTGTGAGCGCTCGCACGTACAACATGCTTCAGGTTGACTTCGAGACGGGCGTCGGGACGGTGACCGGGGACGGCAGCGATCCTGTCGCTTTGCTTGAGTGGAGCGACGACGGCGGCAAGAACTGGAGCAACAACCATTCGGCCAGCATCGGGAAGGTTGGTGAGTACCAACTTCGCGTAAGATGGCGGCGCCTTGGGACTCCGCGCCGCTTTGGCCTGTCTCGCGTGTTCCGGGTGACGGTGACGGACCCTGTAAAACGGGTGATGACGGGCGCCATGTTGGACATCAGCGCATGAACCCGCAAGTCTCGCCACCGCCGCGGATCGATCTTGTTGATGCAAACGGCAAGATCACCCGGCCGTGGCGCGACTACTTTTCGTACATCGTCACGAACGCGGCCACGCTTGCGGAAGTGCAAGCCGAGCTTGATGCGCTTGAAGCCGTGGTTGCGGCCCTGATCGAAGGGCACGTGATCGAAGACGAGGGCGTGCCACTTCCGCAACGGCCGGCGCTTGACTTCGTGGGCGCTGGCGTAACGGTGACAGATTCGGCGACCAAGACCATTGTCACGATCCCGGGCGGGAGTAGCGGAAACGCCGTGACCGTGCCCGTGGACTTTGGGGCCAGCTTCACCGACAAGGCGCAGATCGTCGTGACCGGCCTAACCTGGGTGACACCGACGACGCGCATTGTGGCGGACGTGATGACGCCGATTGGAACGGACCCCGACGAAATGTACTTGCTCGATTTCCAGCCCGTGATTTCTGACCGCGTGGCCGGCGATGGCTTCACTCTGACGCTGTACAGCCAGCCGGAAGCGCGCGGCGTGTACGACGTTTCCTGTATCGGAGCATGACATGGCAGGGGCAAAAATCGCACTTTCTGGCGTTGCTGGCGAGTTCCAGCAAGACGCCAACGGCAACGCGAAGGTCAACCTTCCGTTTGATGCGGACGAGGTGGGCGGCGTTGCGTTCTTCAGCGAGAACGACGACGGCACGTTCACCGGCACCCGGCAACGGCGCAGCCCCGAGACGACGCAGGACTACCGGCTGCGGGTTGGCATCGACACCGTGTTGTTTACCGACTCGTTTAACGCGGCGGCGCAGAACACGGCAAATTGGGTCTACACGTTCGCCACGTTGACCGCTGCCCAGCCTGGCGCCGGCTCTGTGAATTTCTCGACGGTCCAAGGCACAACGAACACGCACGGCGCGTTCCTACGCACTCGGCAGTATTTCCCGCTGATCGGGACGGCTCCGGTGTCTGCCGAGTTCACCTTCGGCATGTTTACGGCGGCGCTGGTCGCCAACGAGGTTTGGCTGTGCGGCCTTGGCCTGCCCTCCGCAGCTGTGACTGAGCCGACCGATGGCGTGTTCTTGCGGCTCACTGTCGCGGGGCTGATTGGTGAGGTGCGATACAACAGCGTAACCACGCAGACCGCTGTGCTGCGGACGATGGCGCAACTGAACGTCGGCACGTTCTACAAGTTCGCCATTGTGGTCGGCGAGGGCACGGTCGAGTATTGGATGGACGACGACCTGCTAGCGACGCAGGTCGTTCCGGCAGGCAACGGGCAACCGTTTTTGCAGGCGGCGCTCCCCGCGTTCATGATGAAGTACAACACGGGCGCGGTGTCGAACACGAACACCATGCGCGTGTCTGACATCACCGTCTCGCTGATGGACTTGCAGACCGCCAAGCCCTGGGCGCACCAGATGGCCGGCATGGGCATGAACGCAGCCCAGGGCCAGAACGGCGGCACGATGGGCACGACCGCTGCCCTGCCGAACGCTACTGCTGCAACGACGATCACAGGCGGCGCAATCTCGCAGACCGCGTCGATTGCCACGGGCCTCGGTGGGCAGGCTGGCATTGTCGCCAACGTGGCCGGCGCGGATGGCCTCATCACGGCGTTTCAGGTGCCCACTGGCGGCATCAACCAGACGGCGCGGAATCTCTACATCACCGGGGTCCGCATTAACGCGGTAAACCTCGGGGCAGCGGTGGCGACCACGGCGAGCATCCTGCAATGGTCTTTGGCCTACGGCGCTACGGGTGTCACGATCCCGAGTTTGGCGCAAGGCGAATCGGCATCGTTCACCACTGGCACCGCAAAAGCCTACCGGCGCGTGCCGCTGGGCATTCAGTCGTGGATCGTTGGCGCGGCCATCGGCGCAGCTGCTGAAGCCATCGTCATCAACTTCGACACCCCCGTTGTTGTGGCGCCTGGAGAGTGGGTGGCGACGGTGGCGAAGTTCCTTGTGGGAACGGCGACGGCTTCGCAAGTGATCTGGACGACCTCGACCATCAATGGGTACTACGAATGAACCCGACCATCGCCGTTGAACCGCTGACTCGCGAACTGTTCGACGAGACGCTGCCACTTGCTCGCAAGGGCTGGGCAGAAAGCACCGTTGCCAAAGCGGAGACGTGCGCATGGTACGGAAACCGCGACTTCGAGGTTGACCCGGACTTTGAGCAATACGAAGCGCTGGCTAGTGTCGGGGCCTTGGTCGTGCTGACCATGCGCGATGCGGGAGTGCTTGTTGGCTACGTCACCGGGACGTGTTGGCGCGGCATGCACCATCGGCACTTCATCGTGGCGCAGAGCGACTCGTTCTTTGTCGAGCCTGCCTACCGTGGGCATGTCCTCCGGCTGGTGAGAGCCTACGAACAGGAAATGATCCGGCGCGGCGCTGTGGCGCTCAATTGGCTGACGCACACGAACGGCCCGGTCTACAAGTTGTTGCTGGCTCGTGGGTACGTGGCCGACGAGACGATGCTGGAAAAACGAGTGACGCAAGAGGTGGAACTATGTGCGTAGCGGCGGCAATCATCGGTTCGGCGGCTGTCGGGGCTGTCGCGTCTTCGCGTTCAGCCAGCAAGGCAGCAGGGGCGCAGCGTGACGCGGCAAACCAAGCATCAGCGACCCAACGCGAAGCGCTGGACCGGCAGACGGAGTTGCAAGAGCCTTTCCGGGAGGCTGGCCTCGGTGCGCTGAATCAGCTTGTGACCGGCACGGCTGCTGGCGGCGACCTGAACCGCGATTTCACGATGGCGGACTTCAACGCCGACCCGGGCATGGCCTTCCGCATGCAGCAGGGGCAGCGGGCGCTGGAGTCGAGCGCGGCGGCCCGTGGTGGCTTGCTGTCGGGCGGGACGGGCAAGGACCTTGTCCAGTACGGCCAGACCTTCGGCAGCCAAGAGTACGGCAACGCTTACAACCGCTTCAACATGGACCGGGATCGCCGATTCAGCCGGTTGTCGAACATTGCCGGCATCGGCCAGGCTGCGGCCAACAACGTCGGCAACGCGACGCAGAGCACGGCCAACAACGTCGCCAACAACCAGATGGCAATCGGCAACGCGAACGCGGCCAAGTACATCGCGCAGGGCAACGCGGTCAACGACTTCGTTGGAGCGCT